CCAAGTTAGCTTATTAGATGCCGATTGCAACATCTCCCAAAACTCTTTAAAATGCTTTGCGGAGTAGTCAAGTTCACGTTTTCCAACTTTTACAAATGCTATGTCGAATGCTCTTGATGGGTAATAATTATGCGGTGACTGGCCCGCTCTCGCTTGGGTTATCTTTGGTCGCTTATGATAATAAACTTCCTGCATTGCATTATTACGATAAGTGCATACAATGATAACGTGAACATCGTTGTGAGCAGCATTAAACTGGGCTTCGGCTTTCTTATAAGCGTTGGCTAATGTTGGGTGTAAGTCCTCGATTAATCTCGATTCGTATGGCTTACTTTCATCTTTTGGTTTCATAGATTATCTTGTTTAAATTGTTCGTTGTAGTATTGTTCTGCTTTTATTTTCATTTGATGTACATCAATATCTATTAATTTTTTACCAATACTTTGACCATTATAATTTGAATATATTATCTGATCCTTTTCCATTGCTTTGGCTTGGTTAAATAATGAACTTATCTCTGAAAGTCTACAATCTTTTTTTATTTCCGTAAGATGTTCCATTAACCATTCAACTGCTGTTTGTTTGCTCATATTATTTCTTTTTAAATTGTTCAATAAATTTAATTACTTCTTCACACATTCTAGATGATGAGTAAGGTCTACGTTCAGTTATTTCTGAATAAAGAAATTGTAGTATTTGTTCTTGTTGCCACTCAGCACCATTAATAAAATCATTTGCTGCACCAACATAACCATAAGGTATTGGCAATTTTATATTATCATATCTAGCTGCTCTTTCTTCAAGTGTTTCTTTTTCCATATTAATCCTGTTTAAAAGTTTCTAATGGTGGCATTCCATAATTAATTATTGCTCTTTCATATGCTGATTTTATCTGCTCCTTTTCCATTGCTTTGGCTTGTTCAAGTAATTCATCAATGTACTTTTGTTGTAAAGATACAGATGGAGCAAGTTGTTCAACTATCCATTCTACTGCTGTGACTTGTTTCATAGGTTGTTTATTTCGGTTTTAACTTGTTGCCAGTAAATGTGTTGTTCCATTTCATAGCTTTCTTTAGGACATTGAGCGGGATAGCATTCTAATACCTCATCAACTACTATCAATGCTGCTTGTTTTGAAAAGTATTTATTTGATTGACCACCATTGTAACCAGCGCAAATTGGCTTGTATTTGTTAAATAATTCTTCTGCTTTTTCTTTTGCTTCCATTAGTCTTGTTTATTAAAGTTTTCGTTATAATACTCCTGCGCATTGTAATCCTTGGGCATTATAGCCCTTGAATAGCCAACGTGGTAGCCATTGATTATGTTTTGCTTTTCGATTTCTTTCGCTAATTTTAGCAACTCTTTTGGAATGGCTAACTCATTCGCTAACCATTCAACTGCGCTTATTTGTTTTGTGGGCATCTTATTTTATTTTCAAATTATTTATCTGTATCTCAATAGGCACTTGCACACCCTCTACACCATCTTTTTCAGCATAATTTCCAAGCAAATAGCCAATAGGAAAAGAACACTTCGGTGCTACTCTAAATGCGTAACCATCGTTAGCCTTACACTCGATGTAATAGCCCCAGTGCAATCTACATTTAACAAGTTCACCAATTTGATATCTGCCTAACCTCTGAATTATACGCTGGCCTTTAATATACGCATAAAAATATAACACACAATAATCTTCCTCTTTTCGGATGCCAAGCCTAATGCTATTGTAGTGATGCCAACCTTTGCTGAAGCCTATGACCTTTTGCACACCTTCGGACTTGTCGATGTCTGGCACAATAAATTCGCAGGTTAACTTTGTTGGTTTCCAAAGTAGTTTCATTTCTTAAGCCATTGTTGCATAAACCCTGCGCCACATACCGCACTTGTTAGCGAGGCGCAAAAGGATAGTGTAAATGTAAGTAACTCGGAATTGCCAAAGAAAACCCCAGTCATTGCGAATTTAACTGCCCAAAAGGACATAAATAGGGCTGATAATGCCCAAAGGATAAGTGATGGTTTTGTTTTCATAGTTTAAAAGTTTTCGGGATCTAATTCTTCGTTTAAAAGTTGTTCTAATTTAGGGCTTAAATGTACTGATGTTTTTCCATTTGTGATGTCGGTAAGCACCCAGCCACCACGAATGTTGTTTTCGCGGTCATCATTCTCGTAATCAAAGTGCAATGTCAATGTTAGTGTTGTTGTCATAGTTATTAGTTTTAAATTTTGGCAAATATAAAATAATCTTTTTTAAATACAAATTTTATTTTTAAAAATATTGTTGTAGGTTTGCGGTCGAAATTAATAACTAACAAAATGAAAGCAGTAATAGAAGAAATATCAATAACATACACCCAAGAATGTGATGAATCAAGCCAAGACTGGCAATCAATTAAAATGTTTACAAACGATAATGGAGCATGTAAATACATAGTTTTTCAAACCGAACGATGGGCTATTGACAGTATTGATGAACTTGTAGAAATACTTAACGACTTTAAACTTAAAGCAGGAATATAAACTAACAAAACAACTAACAAAATGAAAGCACTAATCCAAAAACTACTATTCGGTTACCGAAACAACCCCGATGCGTACACTCCCAAAGGAGGCGCAAAATTAACGTACAAAGGTGGCAACGCTGAAGCCATACATTCAGCATTAGTGTTAATGCAATACCAAATCAAACATGCCAAAGGAATCAATTAAAACACGCAACCGTAAGATAAGCCGCTATATTAGTGATGCCTACGTTAACATCATAAGACCTGAAGCAATCGACCCTAAACATTGGGATATGTGGCTAAAACATAATGCAGGCCTAACGCAAGTTGAAATCGCTATGTTATTCCACGTAAAGAAGTTTGAGGTGGTCCAAATACTTGCAACGGTTGTGGAGCTTTTAAAGTACAAACCGAAAATAATAGAAAAGGAATGGACTCAAGAATTTCGTGTATGGATAGATGGGCAGTTGTTTCGCGATAAGATAAGGGCTAAACTACATGATGCTTATAAGGTGGCAAGAAAAACGAATACAAATCAGTTATTAATAATGTCAGAAGTATGAACATAACCGCAGAACAACCCCGCATCAAACCAAGCAACACCCAACTTAAACAAGAATACAAACAGATGTTAGCACTTGTTGAACACAATGGATCAAGGCCCGCTAAATGTAATCCGATAACCGAAGCGGCTAAACAATTTGGCTACACTCGGCCAGGTATTGCGCGTTTAATGAATGGTAAAGTTGACCGGTGGAAGCCACAACATTTCATGATTTATGATTTTCTTAAAAATTATTTAACATAAATTAACACTTTAGTTGAAAATATTATTTTGAGGTAAACTAATTAAAACTATATTTGTACCCATAATTACTAACAATAACAACAAACTAACATGAAATCAATTCACATTAAAAAACAAATTACAACCGTTACAACGTGGTTTAACGATGAGCAAAAACAAAAAATTGAACACGAAAGCGATTCACAACACTTTTATTTTTGGGATGATGGCAAAATAGCAGCATCATTTGAGCAAAAGGATGCAGCCGATTTGTTAAAGAAATGCGATGCGCTAATTAGTGCTGGCTTCAACGAAATGGATTTAAGCGGTCAAGACTTCATCCCTAACAATGCTTTTCTTTCAATCGTGCTTTCACAATACTTGCACGTTCCAAAAATCGATACAATTCATAATAATTCTAATCATAATTAATAAATAAATCAAATGACAATTAAAGGCACAATTAAGCGCATAGGCGCAACAGTATCAGTTAGTGATGGTAAATTCTCCAAGAGAGAATTAATCCTAACAACAAATGACCAGTATCCGCAAATAGTATCAATCGAATTGCAGCAGAAATCCTGCTCATTAGCAGATGACTTAAAAGTAGGTCAGGACATTGAAGCTCACATCAATATTCGTGGGCGCGAGTGGACATCACCACAAGGTGAAGTTAAGGTGTTTAACACTATTGCGTGTTGGAAAGTGGATGCGAATCCGTTTACACAAACAGAAGACCCACAAGCAAGCTATTCAAAGCCAGTGCAAAAGAATGATGTTGAAAGCGATCTTCCATTTTAGTTTTAACCCTTAATACATAATAACAATGAACACACAAGTAACAACAGTAACAACAATTAACACTACTGATATAATGAATATCAGTAAAGCATTTTACGAATCGGGAATGTTTACCGACATTAAAAGTGTTGCGCAGGCTATGGTCAAAATATCCGCAGGGCAAGAAATCGGAATACCTCCATTTGCTGCAATGACTGGCATTCACATCATTCAAGGAAAGCCAACAATTGGCGCAGGTTTAATTGCATCAAGGTTAAAAGGTAGCGGTAAGTATGATTACAGAGTAGTTGAGGCCTCTGAAAAGGTTTGCAGTATAGATTTCTATCAAGGTAACACAAAGATAGGTAATAGCACATTCACTATTGAGGATGCAAGAAAAGCACTTACCAAGAACATCGACAAATTTCCTAAAAATATGCTATTTGCAAGGGCAATTAGTAATGGTGTTAAATGGTATTGCCCAGATATATTTAGCGGTCCAGTGTATGTGCCAGAGGAAATGCAAGTAGTGACAACTGAAGAAGCTACACACATTGAGGTTGACACAACTATTGATGAAATTATTAATGACATTCAAGTGTGCGTTAGTTTAAATGAATTACAAGCTATTTGGAAAGCAGTTCCTAAAGACATTAAACTTGACTTAAGAGTGTTGGCTGCAAAAGATGATATGAAAGCTAAATTAACAACTATCTCATTAACACCTAAAATCGAAGCATAATGAAACTAACAATCTATCAAATTGAACAAAGCTATAACCAATTAGCTGAAGAATTAATCGAAAATGGTGGGGAACTTACCCCATCATTAGAAGAAGCACTTGCCATTACTGAAGAACAGTTGCAAAACAAATCAGTAGCCTATTCATTTGTTATAAAGCAAATGGATGCAGATGTTGACATTATTGATGCTGAAATAAAGAGGTTGCAGGCAGCGAAAAAGCAACGTGAGAAAGCATCGGATTATTTAAAGGATCGCATTAAACACGCAATGGATTTATTTAGCATTGATGAAATTAAGACACCTTTGGTCAAGATTAACTTTCGCAAATCGGAAACAGTTGAGGTGGATGATGTCAACCAACTGCCTGCTGCATACAAGGTAGTAAAGGTAACCGAACAAGCAGATAAGGCAGCTATTAAGGCAGCATTAAAGGATGGTGTTGAAGTTGCTGGATGCAGTATAGCAACACATCGTAATTTGCAGATTAAGTAATTAATTTATATATTTGCATTGTGGAGTTGCGGCCACTAAAAAAATATTATTAACAAGCCTTTAGGTGAGTAGGGAGCCGCAACCCCGAAAACCAAAGGCTTTATTTATTTTATATGATATCAGTTTTTAAAAGTGCAAAAAGTAACCAATCAGATGCAAGCATTGAAGTAGATGAATATTTTGATGGAATTAAAAATGGTCGCTGGCAAGATGAAGTTTTAAACTATCGAGCAGGGCGAACGCAAAAAGAGTTAACTACTTGTGTAACTGCATCAGGTAGTTTTAAAGAACGTGCAGCAAGTAAATTACTTGAACATAGTGGATTTATTTGTTTAGACATTGATGCTAAAGACCAAATAGCTGATGTTGACATTGAGCGCATTAAACGAAATGAATACGTTTACGCTGTGCATCGTTCTTTAAGTGGTAATGGTTATGCAGTATTTATTCGAATTGATGGCGCCAGACATTTAGATGCTTTTCTTTCGCTTGAACAATATTTTATGGTGCAGTTTACAATTGTGCTTGATAAAAGTTGTAAGGATACAAGCAGATTAAGATTTGTATCTTATGATCCTGACATGTACATTAATAAAAAAGCAAAATCATTTAAAACTTATTTAAAGAAAAAAGATAAACCAAAGCCAAAGCCGCCAGTTGTTAAAACTGATTTTGATGAAATGGTTGTTAAGGCAGGGCCAATGAATTTGTTTGATAATTATGAGGATTACATTAGACTTGCATTTGCATTAACAAAAGAGTTTTCAGAAAGTGGTCGCGCTTATTTTCATGCGCTTTGCCAATCCTCACCAAAGTATTTATATAAACAAGCTGAACGAGATTATAACATTGCACTACAAAGAAGTGAAACTGGTGTAAGCATTGCATCTGTTTATTATATTTTTAAGCAAGCAGGAATAAGCACCACTTCCGAGCGCACTGAAAAAATAAAAAGCATTGTTAAATTACATGATAATCCAAAAGAAGCACTTGAAAAATTAAATATAACTGATGCTGAAGTTTTTTTGCAAGTTCAGCCAAGAAATGAGAATACAGAGATTGATTCGATTGTTGAATTGATTAAAATGAATGATGTTAAATTTAATGAAATTACACGAAACTTTGAATTTAATGGCGAGGAAATGACCGACCGAATATTAGCCAATTTTTATACAAAGGTATGGATGAAAATAGATGATAAAATTAGCAAAGATAAAGTGTTTACATTGATACAAAATAAAGATAGTAGCACTTCATATAATCCTATTCGACAATGGTTTCAAGAAAATGCACATCTCACACCGAACAATGAATTTGATAAATTAAAAGCATGTTTTAAGATTGAACAATTACTTTATGAAAATGATGGAGTTTATATATTTGACCAATACCTTGATATTTATCTTAAAAAGTGGCTATTAGGTTTAATAGGTTCAGCATTTGGAACTTACTCTCTAATGATTTTAGTCATAGCTGGTGAGCAAGGAATTAAAAAAACTGAATTTTTTAGAAACCTTTTGCCAAAAAAACTACGTAAATTTTATGCTGAATCAAACCTTGATGAGGGCAAAGATTCTGAAATTTTAATGACTAAAAAATGGCTCATAGTTGATGATGAGTTTGGAGGAAAGTCAAAAAAAGATGCCACAAAACTTAAGCGAATGAGCAGCCAACAAACATTCTCCATTCGTATGCCTTATGGCCGAGTATCTGAAGACTTATTGCGTTTGGCGGTTTTAGGTGGTACATCAAATGATGCTGAAGTAATCAATGACCCTACTGGTAATAGGCGAATTATACCCATAAATTTGATTAGCTTTGATTTTGAAGCTTACATGGCCATTGATAAGGATAAACTTTTTATTGAGTTGTACAACGAATGGAAAGCCGACAAAGAGGGATGGTTTTTGGATAAGTTACAAATCGAATACTTAAACAAAGCCAACGAAAAAAACATCGAAGTAATGAGCGAAGTTGAATTGATAAATAGGCACATTCAAAATGACCCAACTGCGAGAATGACAAATACCGATGTCATCCTTGAATTGCAAAAATTACACCCAAGTTTCAAAACAAATACAAAAAGAATGGGGCAGGCTTTGAAAAAATGTGGGTATTTTCAGGAAGTAATTAGAGATGGAACTAAAATTATTAGGTGCTATGAAATAAAAATCAAAGGATCTGTAACAAGTTATAGTGTTAATAATCAAATAGATATTGATTAAATGTTACACGTTACACATAAAAACACGTTTTCATATACTCTATATAAAATAATATGTGTGTGTGTGTGCGTGTGTGTGTATGTTTACTATGTTAATTATGTAATATATCTGTAACGTGTAACAAAGTAACTAAAAAGCCTATAAATAGTGATGTTACAGATGTGTAACAGATTTATAAATGTGTAACAAATTAAAAACAATAAAAAATGACAATATTTTACATTAAGTCACCATCAAATAAAATTATTTGTTTATGGGCAGAAACTATTTACCAAGCAATAAATAAATCATTTGCAAGGGATCATTACCAATATGACTTGCAAGATTACTTTAAGCTAAATGCTAATCAAGTTAAAAAACACGAATCTAAATACGGCAAATGAAAATTTACACAATCCCAGAATTCGAACTTTATTACCACAACCAATACAAACGGTCAAACATGAATCAAGCATTTTGGAACACATTACCGATTGAACGATTCAACCTCAACAAAAAGAAAGTGGTTAAGAAGCGAAAAGCGGAGCTTACGACAAACCATTTGGACTTGCCCGTAAACAATGTTATCCAACCGAAAGAAACCAAAGATGCTTTCAATACTAATAAGTTTACTGACCTTATTATTGCCTACCTTAAAGCAGTGCATAGCTGCAATAGTGCAAGGCGTATAAGTAGTGAGGGCAGATATAGAAAAGGCATAGGTTACATTGCAGGGTTGAACAAGGGCATGGAGGATATACAATGTATATTGAGAGGCCGATTGTTTGCCATAGAGGTAAAATCCCCAACGGATAAAATGGGAGAAGCACAACTTAAACGCAAGGCAGCAATCGAATCAGATGGAGGTAATTACATTGTGGCTACATCGTTCGAGCAGATGCAAACTGAAATATTAAACTTATTAAAATAATACTTATCTTTGTGCTATGAAAGCCGATGACAAAACGACCAAAAAACGACCTCAAAAACTATTTAAAGGCGATGAGGGTGTTAAGTTTAGCAAAGACAATCAACCACCGCCTGAAAACAAGAGCAAAGGTTGGGAGGCAAGGCGCGCTGAAAGGTTGCTAACTCAAAAGATTATCGAAAAGTTAACTGGCTCAAACAACCTTGAGGAGTATGTCGATAGTTTATTTAATAACGCTAAGATGGGCAATGCTAAGGCAATTGATACATTAAACAATGGCATTGAGGAGCAAATAACTAAAACCGAAACGACCATCACCGACACGCGACCACCATCAACGGTTACTATGCCTGATGGAACTAAGATTGAAATTTAATGAATGTCGACTTACAAGCCAACCCAAAGCAATACGATTTCTATATTCAAGCAATGGCGGCGGCACAAGGCGCGACAGAGAAGCGCAATCTACTTTATGGCGGCGCAATTCGTGGTGGCAAGTCTTTTATTTGCGCCACGATCTGTTTGCGGTTGGCCTCAATGTATCCAAATAGCAAGTGGCATGTAATAAGGTCAGACTTCCCTAAGTTAGTTAAGACAATTATACCGACCTTTGAAAAGATTATCGATGGCTCCCCACACTTTAGGTGGTCACGCGATAAGTCAAACTACTTCTTAGAAAACACTAAGACCAAATCAAAGATATTCTTTATGGCTGAGAACATAAGCCATGACCCCGAACTTAACGCGTTTCTTGGACTCGAAACAAACGGTATATACTTTGAGCAAATCGAGGAACTGAGCAAGAAACTTTGGAATATCGGCAGCTCACGCGTTGGCTCGTGGTATATTGATAAAATGCCAACCCCATTGATATTAGCAACATTTAACCCGACTCAAACGTGGATTAAGGATGAGATTCATATTCCGTATTTAAAAGGCGAATTAGGGCCAGAGTTTTACTATCAGTTAGCCTTACCCGATGACAATGCATTCGTAACTGAGGAGCAACGTAAAGTATGGTCACGTATGGATGAGCGTTATAAGCGGCAGTTTATCGGTGGCGATTGGACCAACTTCGATATGGATGGCAACAGATGGGCCTATGCTTACGATTCGACTAAGCACTTAAAGCCCGTTGAACTTAACAAACAACTGCCGATTATACTTAGCTTCGATTTTAACCGTAATCCAATATGTTGCTCGGTGCTTCAAGTTATGCCGCCATCAACGATAAGAGTTAAGGAGACGATTAAGTTAGCCAATAGCGACATCTATCAACTATGCGATGTGATTAAAAGCAAGTATGGCAATGCACTATACCAAGTAACTGGCGATGCAAGTGGCAAGTCATCGAGTGCATTGGTGCAGGATAACCTCAACTATTATGTTGTTATTCGGCAGAAGTTTAACCTATCTAACAATCAAATGTTAGTGCCGAGCGTTAACCCATCGTTAGAAGACAACCGAATGTTAGTCAACTCACTTCTTGCGCGTGGCAATGTCGAACTTGACCCGCAGTTTACTAAGGGCTTGCAATTCGATTTGGAAAATGTGGCGGTGTTGCCAGATGGGACAATAAAGAAAACAGACCGTAACGATCCAACTCAACAAGCGGATGCATTAGACACATTTCGATATGCATGTAACACTTATTTAAAAAATTTCATATATTTGTCAAATGTTTAGCGTAATTATACCTACGATGTGGCGAAGTCCACGCATCATAAAGCTTGTTGAAGACCTATGTGCATGCGAATTTGTCGGTGAGATTATCATTATTGACAACGACACAACTGAATACAGACCGTTGCCGCTTAACGCTAAGTATGACATACACTTAATGGCTGAAAACATTTACGTAAACCCCGCGTGGAATTACGGAGTTGAGCGCGCTAAGTATGATAACATCTTAATTTGCAACGATGACATTAACTTCAATCCTGCATTCTTATCGATATTTGATGACAGTTTGCAGCACGTTGGCGTTATCGGTATGGCATTTGAAAACTATCAATTAAAAAAGGATGCTAACATACATTTGAAATCAATGAAGCAACGGCCATACGGATGGGGATGTATGATGTTGATGCATAAATCTAAGTATGTTGCTATACCCGAAGACTTACTGATTGCAAATGGCGATGACTGGTTAGCGCAAAATTCAACGCCTTACGAGTTGCATGGCTTAAGTATTCAATCCGAGATTAGCACAACTACACAACTGCCTGAATTTGGAATGATTCAGTTGAATGACAATCAAACTTTCTTAACTAAATATAAAAAGTAATGGCACACAGAGAACAAAGAGAATGGTGTGAGCTTGTCAAATACGCGCACGATGAATTTTTTGTCGGCACAAGCGTGTTAGACATCGGCTCACTTGATATTAATGGCAACAACCGTTACTTGTTTGAGCAATGCAACTACACTGGCATCGATATCGGCGAGGGCAACAATGTTGATGTAGTGTGTAGCGGTCACTTGTTTAAGTCTGATGATTTATTCGATGTGGTTATTTCAACTGAGTGCTTTGAGCATGATGAGTATTGGCAACAAACGTTAAAGAATGTGATTAACAACTTGCTAAAGGATGGCGGTTTGTTTTTATTTAGTTGTGCCGCACCAGGTAGACCAGAGCATGGCACAAAGCGCACATCGCCAAAGGATAGCCCGTTTACTAACGACTACTATCGCAACTTAAGTGAGGCAGATATTAGAAGTGTGTTAAATTGCAATGAGATATTTTCAAATTATAAATTTAAAACACGTATAGACTTCCCACAAGATTTGTATTTTTACGGAATAAAAAAATAAACCATGCCAATACTTAACTGCCTAACAAGCTACACCCAAGACATTAGCGGCTGCGCTGAGGTATTAGAATTCAGTTCGCCCACATTCACAAACGATACTAACTACGTAATTAAGTTTACCTATTCAAATGGATGGGTGCTTAAAAAAGATGTAACAAGCGGCCTATACGATGCAGTTATTGAAATGAATAACAACGGATTCTGGAACATCGGCACTGGCATCGTAAAGGTTGAGATTCTAAATGGCTGCGATGTCACAACCTTTGATATTTGTGGGACTGTTTATTCATCGATTACACTTAACTTCATAAACATAACTGAAGATGATACAACTGCCATTATCCCTTGTCCTTGTCCTGAATAGCCTCGGTTGTTTAGGTGTTCACTGCCTAACGCGTGAGGGTATGTTATTCGAGCAAGCAGCAAACTATATCCGACATTATGTTGGCAACTATTGGAGCAAACCGCTATTCGATTGCCCGCCATGTATGGCATCGGTTTGGGGGTTAATCGGTTGGTTATATTTTGTAACCGACTTGCACTTGATACCTTACTTACTTATACTATGTGGATTAAACGCGTTAACATCTAAAATGTATTATCATGGAGATTGAAGATGCACATAAGTTTCTGCTATCACTTGGCTACACCTACACTGGTCAAACGTGCGGATGTGGAGGTAGCGCAAAGAAGCGCACGTATAACAAAGTAGACAATAAAGTAATAATTAACTTAAGAACTAAACACTATACACACAACAATGAACTTCCGAAACCTATTCAAGAACTTACCACCAACTTATAAATCTGAATTCCCGCTTGAATTCGCGTTCAAATGCGGAGGCGTGGACTACTTTGAGTTTGTCGATAAGAACAACCTACCTTACGAGCGTGGCTTAGAAGCGTTAACATTTTACCAAGAAATGCAGAACGGAGTTACTAACGATTACATTAAGAATTATAACGCGGCAATGAGCAAGTTGTTAAGTGATCCAAAGAAAATAAACCTCAACGAAATCATCAAACTGCAAATGCGATTCGAGGAGCGTTGTAACTTCATTATAAGCAAGGATATTATTTACAAGGTTGCTTCGGTTGCGTTTGTTGATAAAAGTGAGCCATTGACACGTTATGACTTTAAGGCCAACGAAAAAAAGATTAAGAACTGGAAAGAAAACGCGGGCGATAGTTTTTTTTTGTCAATGCCAATAAAGAAATTAATTCCGTTTTTAGCGAAGTCAGGCGACACTTCCCTGACGTATTTGGCGATAGTGGAAAAGGTAGAGCAGATTCAACGGGATATTCTTTCGTTACAGACATTAGGGATGGAATTGCAAGCCGAGAAAGATTAAAGATTACCGTATTAAAATATTTACCCGCGAATTATCAAATTAATTTACTAAATTTGTGGGATTTCTTTTTCTTTGCTAATGAGGCAAAGAAGCCACAACC